AGAATGCGAGTACCTTTCCCTGCTCCTCTAAGTTAGTGTTACTAAACTCGGTAATATAAGGCATCAGTTCAAAGTTTGATAGTAGATTACTATATTTAGTTTCTCTGCCTTTTAGGAATTGTTCAGATTGGTCGGATCCACGATCCTTATAACGCTGTTCTAGGACTTCTTTAGTAGTCTTCAAATAGACCACCTGAAGATCTGTATCTGGTAATCCCATAGCGAACTCTAAGAAAGACTGATTAAAGATTCGATCTCCCTCGAATAGGATGTTACAGTTGTGTGAAGCGATCCAGTCTTGTAGTGGAGGTTGGACTGCCATAGAAAGTCGATCCGTTCCAGCGAAGACTTGACCCTCTTCATACTTACCTAGAATGTATAGGTCTCGCTCTATATTGTAGCTGGCATTTACCAGCTTAACTGGGGCAACATCAATCCAATCTTTTCCTTCCATAAACTTACGGAATAGAGTGGTCTTACCAGTTCCAGGTTGTCCACCCACAGCAATCAGTTTACGAGTTTTCATAGGATTAGTCACTTTCTTAATATTAATAGAGTCTGCAAGACCAAAGTTATCTTTAAGCATTTCTGGCTTCTTGGATTAGGTTCTTCAATTCATCTTCAGTGAACACCCATACTCTTCCGAGAAAGTGGTGTGTGTCACTATCTACATTGTGCTTCTTGGTGAAGGTAGTTTTCTTAATTATATCTCGTGCAAGATTCTTAGACAAGTTTTCTTTAATCTCGTCTGCATAGGTTGGAACAGTTTCTTTTAATTTGGCTAACTCGAACTCGGCAACCTTATGTTCAACTGTAATCTTATTGAACGAATGCGTGTCAAGAAAGTCTTCCATATCAAATCCACCGAATGATAGAGTACTGGAAGAAACAGTACCAGAAGATACTGTAAGACTTCCTGTTGTTATGCCACCATTGCTAATTGAAACTAATCCTGTGTCAGTCATAACTTTCATATCACCTGTTGCCGCATTGTGCACAATTCCACCAATTACTGTTGTCATGTAAACATCTCCAATCCATTTAATATAGGTTCTTCATCTTCAAACATCCAATCCATATTCTGCATTTTACCAGTGTTAAGGAATGATGTAAACTTCTCTTTATCAATACCATGTCTATGGTCTAATCTCAAATCAATAGTTTCTTCTCTTGACTGCCATAGAACATTCCAGTCAATACCATACCAACCATCTTTCTCGCACTGTTGAATCTCTTCTGCTTGTCGATCAAGATAGTAACCAAGATACCTTCCATGACTCTTTCTGAATATCTTCTTGAAAGAACACAAACAGGTTTCCATTGTAAAGTAATCTACTTGCGAGTCCAGTTCTGGGAATCTCGCTTTCGTTTCAGCGAGAATGTCTCTCGCTTGTGCTTCCAAATTTGAATAATCGACTCCAGTGAGTTTTCTATCCATATCGTCATCCCTCCCAATGGCGAGAAGTAATCCATTACGATGAGAGCGAGAGCCATCATAATCATCAAGCATGAGGCTAGTAGGAGTGATATGGATACCAGCAGTATGCTTAAGATGCTGAAGATAAAACCAAGTGGAATAACGACCAAACTTATGCAACCCAGACTTAATGCCTGTCCACAGATTATTAAAGTTCTCTTCGTCAGTTGATCCATAGTATTCTTCCAGTTTTTCTCGTTGTGTCTTATCGCCAATGAATTGCTGATAAGAAGAAAACATCGCAGGGAGATGTCCCTTGTTCCACTTTGTATCAGTCTGATATCTTAATCGTTTATAGTTGGCAGTGTTCCATTGAGTAATACGATCAACTGTTGCCAACTCGAAGTCTGGAAATTCATTCATAAGAATCCAAGCAGTTGGAAGATAGTATGTATTACCATACAACCAGCACAACCACAACTTCTGTTCATCGTTATGTTCGTATCTTTTGTTTAGGTAGTTCGTTGCCCACACTGCTGGATCGCAATCATCATACTTTAATGACCAAGCATACCAGCGAATGAACGCTTCCCTACGATTTTGTTCTAATCTATAATCAAGCATACCATCTCTTAAATGAAATCTCAGGAACATCCCAGCATAACTGGTTTTCCCATCTTTCGTTTTTGTAAAAGAACTCGTCTTTTATATCTTTTAAATTTACAATGGCATATGTGCCAGTGAACAATCCAATTAGAAAACAATAAGAAGCACCATCATGTTTCAATGCATGATCAACCTTATGTCTTTTAATAGTTGACACACCATCACCAGTTCCGCACTGAACATCAATACGAACATCGGCAGTCTTATCAATCAAATCTGCATCACCTGTTCGTTTAAAGGTATCAATGCTCGTTAGGTCATCTCCACCATTTCTTTCGAGTTTACCCAGTATCAATTTATCAATAATAAATGGAGTAAATATCTTTTCAGCTAGGTAACCAAGCATCCAGTTATAGTAAACATCTTCCATGGCACGACCATTGTTTTTCATACGAGGAAGAATATTGTTATTCTTAATTTGCATAAAAGTATCAATAATGTCTTGGCTAATATTTCCCTCGTATGGAACAGATAACTGTTGATTGATTTTATTGAAGATATTATCCAAACGAGAATTTTGTTTTTGAATCACTGTCCAGTTTGGCTCTTTAATATCTTTTGCTGAAAGATACTTTTGAAACTCATCCTTGCGAGTGAATCCCATTACCTTACGATATTCTTTGGTCATACTAAAAACTCTTCCAACGATGGTTGTTCTAGTAATGCGTCTCGCAACCATGCCTTGCCAACTGCATCAATTGCTGTTTGGCTCTTTGCTTTCTTCTTCTCACCCCACTTGTATGATTCCAAACCTTCACCACGAAATTGGTCTCTGGCTTTGTATGGTGGTAATGCTTGAAGTGGATTCACAATGGCAAAGTCACGATAAGCAATCTGTTCTGCTCTCGTTGGAAACAGCGGTTGGTCTGAACGAAGTGAACCTGTTGGATCAACTGCCCACCAAATCAAACCATTCTTGTAGTGCCATGTAACTGAAGAAGGAGTGCAAGACATCTTTAGTCGAGTCATCTTTCTTTCCTTTACTGCATAATCAATCCATGCATCCCAACACTTTGATGCATATCCATTACCTTCTTGTCCTTCAAGTGTAACAATCTCATACAGATTACTATAACCATCACGATTGAATGTGGCAAAGATTAAACAAACAACATCACCATTCACTTCAAGAGCCATTGGTGGTGCTTTGTCATAGTTATGAAANCGATACCACAATGANTGTGCAGCCGATAAGAACTTNGTGTTCTTACCAGCTGGGCTNTTTTTAATTAACTCTTCAACTCTNGTTGAATTAACAAAGTTCATATTGTAAGTCTACCTCATCCTCAATAACTTCTCTTTCGATAGTCATTGCAAGTTGGTCATCAAATGTAATGTAATGGTTCATCAAAGTGTTAATAGGAAATCCTGGAACAAATGCTCGTTTTGGAACATCAGCAGTAGAAGTAATTATACACCCATTTGAGATAGAAGTCAAATATAATGGACGCTTACCATTGCGATAGAATCTAATAACTTTATCAACATGCAACTCAATAACTGCAAGACTAGAATCTTTCCAACGAACCAATGGACTGATGCAATCTTCTGCTGTATGTAGTATCAATTCAGTATCGTTTTTAGTTTCACAATCGTAACCATAGAGTTCTTTCCACTTTTCAGGTAACTCTTGAGTGATAACTCCATTGTGAACTACTGAAAGATTCTCATTGGCAATTGGTTGATTGAATTCTAAATCACTGGTACTGTAACGACAGTGACCAATTAAGTACAAGTTGCCGTCTTCGTTTAGATACGATTCAAAATCAAATGGAAACTTATCTGCAGAGACTGGTAGCTTTTGCGTAACGATAGAATTGGCTTTAACATAAGACAAACCAGTAGCATGCATTCCTCGAATCTTAGACTCAAGGAACACACGATGTAACATATCAAAATCCTGCAGGGTTGGACTCTGCAGGATTGCTCCAATCACTGAACACATTAAAAGAATCCTTCAAGTGAATTTGCCTTTTGTGATTCTGGGTGATACTTCATTAGAGTATCATTACCAAGTCTTGACTCAAGGTATTCATACCACTCATCAGACTCCCACATAGAAGAACTAACACCATTCCAAAGATGTCGCTGAGAACCATCTTCATATTTTTGGTCTGGATGTTCTTTGTTAAGTCTGCGTTGTTCAACAAAGTCATAACGACAATCTTCGTATTGCTTTGAACCCAACTCAAGCATCTTCTCACGGAAGTAAACAACCAATGAGATTCGCTCTGCTTCTTCATCAAGTAATTCAATTTGAGTATTACCATGCATCACTTCATGATTGTTAATGAGTAATAGATCTCCAGGTCTTGGATTGACAGCAACACGATACTCTGGTGCTACCAAATAACAACCTGTATAATTACCATTGTTTGTTAGAGTCAATAGATTAGATAGACCAGCAGTAAAGTCGCCAGCATCGTAGTGACACGCAGTTCTGAAAGACTTATTAACTGTAACAGTGGTGAATGGAGTTCCAGGAACTAAGAAAGCAGGATCTAGTTTCTTTGCTGCTTCCATTTGATTATTGTATCTCCATGGCAACAAGTCTTTGAAACCTTGCGCAAGTTGCTGCAAGAATGGATATGCCATGGCAAACTTTGCTGG